ACATGAACTGGTTTTACTCACCGAAGATTCGGAATATTCTGAAGAAATACGGTTATGTGTTGAAGGTCTATAAGGTTGGTGGCTGGCATGTGAAGAAGACTGCTCGTCAAGTAATCTTCAAGAAAGAGAAGTCAGAATGTGTTCGGACGTTGTGTCCTTTAACGATGGAGGAAATGTAATGAAAGCAGTTATTCACGTATTGGGGTTGGTGGGGTGGTTCATTTTTGGGTTCGGTCTCAGTGACTATATTTTTACACCTGTTGAAGACCCGATGCCAATTTCAGTGGTTGTTTCGTGTGGAATACTCGGAATTGTTTGTATGATCTATGATATTTATGGAGAGTTAAATGGAAACTTGTGATATGAGTGGTGTGGTTGATGGAATTGCTTTGTTCCGAATCATGTTTGGGATGTTTATGGTTCAGGTTGGGATTTTGATAGGCGTGATTATTCTCAACGATTAGAAATAAAAAAAGGGGATCAGAAAAAATCTGATCCCCTTCCATGCGCCCCTTAAGAGGGGTCTTGTTTATTTCAGGTTGGAGACGATAGTACGTCTGTAGTAGACGTTCGTATCTTCTTCCAGAGCCGCGTTCGCATCAGCAGCCGTAATACCCTTAGCAAAGGGGTTCGGAGCCATGCCGTACCGGGTTTTGAAGCCGATCCGGGGTTGGAAGGTGTCGGTCTCAACCGCACGAACCATTTGCAGCGGAACGTATGGGCAGTAGAAGAGGCCAGCATCATAGATGTTGGAACCCTTGTAGCCAATGGTCATGTAATCGCCAGTGGTGTACGGGTCAATATAAACCCGGTAGCGACCGTTGACCACACCAGCGAACGTAACGCCAGTGTCATCCACTTGGAGGTTGTTGCTGTTAAGAGCAGGAGCGTAGTCAAGAATACCAGCCATGTTCAGTGCAGACGCAACGTCTGACGAGCACAGGATGATATTACCCTTACCACGCCGGGTATCTTTGGCAATCTTGTTGGCTTCTTGTTCAATGTGGAACATCATGCCCTTGAACTTTTCAACCAGCCAGCGACCGTTTGAGTCAGTGTCAAGGTCAAACACACCAGCATTCGTAACACCCGTTGATGTGGCAGAACCACGAACAGCAGTCACGTTGATGGTACGAACCACTTCACGGTTGATTTCGGCAAGAATCTGAGCAGAAAGCATGTTGGCCAGTTCCGCCTCAGTGTCGAGACCGTGAATGGCTTTCATGTCTTGCGCCAGTTCCAGCGAGTAGTCAGCCGCCAGTTGACGTGAACGGGCCGTAACCGTGACCTTCTCAATTGAGAACGCCATTTCGTTGAACGAACCGTTGGTTTCAGCATTGGCCGTGCTCATACCCTTCATGTAGTTGTAGGTATTTGATTGGGCCAGAAGTGTGGTCTGGGCAGTAGAACCCGGAACCGTACCGCGTTGTTCGCCACCAATGGTGTCGTCAGCAACAGCGTCACCACCCGAAGAGTGGTCGGTGTTCACTTCGTTGTAGAATGTTTCATCACCAGTCTGGTTGTCTTCACGCGCTCTCATCGCAAAGATGAGGCCCGTAGGACCAGTCATAGGTTGAACGCCACAGATGTCGTAGGCGATCAGGTTAGGAAGCGCACGTCTCACCAGTGAGATGAGGACCGGATCGAAAGTGTCCACATTGGAACCAGTGACGTTAGTTGGTGCTTCCGTCAAAAGTCCTTGGTGCGAACCAAGCCGAGAAGCTTCTCTAAGAGCTTGTTCGGTGTTCTCCAAAATTTGTGCGGTGACAGCGCGTTTGTGCAAGTCACCAATAGAAGGAAGGTCTTGGTGATCCAGTACCGGAGACCACTTCTCATTAAGCTCTTCAAAAGTCAATCTTGACATTGGTTATACTCCTTGATTGGGCGATTTTTTGTTTCGTTGAATCTATTTATGTATTTTTATTTTTGAGCAGCAATTTTGCCGTTCTTCGCAATACGTGAAAGCGAATCCACGTAAGGTCTCATGCTTGGTGAGACTTGCTTTTCGGGCTCGTCTTCCTCAACCATCAGGCCAGCATCTTCATTCAGAAGGCCAGAACTAAGTGTTTCCGCGTCTCTTGAACCACCTGTGGGAAAATACTTCTCCCGAACCAGTTCAAGATTTCTGCTATAGGTGTCCATGTCTTTGAACTCAACGTTCTCAACAAGGCTTCTGAATTGTTCTGCTTCAGTGGCAACAAGACCTTCCGTCACTTCGTCAAACACGGCTTCGCGCTGTGCTTCGACAATAGCGTTGGCAAGATCAATGTTTTCATTGATAGACTCTTCAAGTTGGCCTTGAAGTTCTTCAATTGTTTGAGCCATCTCATCCAAGATGTCCACTTTTTCTTCGGGAACGTCAATGAAGTTCTCAGCGAAGAGGTCACGGAGACCAAAGATGAATTGATCAACAGATTCCGCACGGAAACCGTTCTTAACAGCAAGTTCGTTTTCTTCCATCCACTTTTCAGCAATATAGTCCATGTAGTCTGAAATATTTTCAGCCAGTTCGTCCACAGTGGATTGGATTTCTTCTTCAAGACGGGCTTCGGCTTCTTCTTCAAGCTGGGCCATCTCAAGAGTAACACGCGCTTGCACAGCCGCTTCAAACAGTGTGGCCGCTTCATTGACAAACTCTTCTGAGAGGTTTTCTTGGCCAGCGAAAAGGTCGGCAACGTCTTCTTTAACCGCATTACCAACCGCAAAGGAAGGCTTGGCAGAAATTGAAGCTTGGTTGGTCGCTTGAGCACCGTCAGGCACGTTATCAGCTTCGTGCCCAATCTGAGCAATTGACTGATGGAAAAAATGGGTAAGGTCTTGCGGAGCCAAACCAGCCGCGTAAGCCATAAGCTTATTCAAAATTTCAGAGCGGGACCATGTTTCGGGGTTGCGTGAACCCGGTCTCAGTGAATTGGCCGCGTCTGTAGCTTCATCAAGCTCATCATCTTCGGTTTCAAGAACATCGTTCTCAAGTTCAAAATCTTCTTGATTATCTACTTCAGGCATTGTGTGACTCCCTTGAGGAAAAATTTTTCGTCATTTGTAACTATTTATACGAACTAGGAATTTGAAAGAATCAACAGACTCTTCTTCCAAGCTTTAAGAACAGCGGCCTCATTAAGTTCGCGTGATCTTGCTGATTTTTGAAGCTCTTCCTTGACATCTTCAAGCCGTTTTGCGACCAGTGTTCCATGGTCCCAAACCCAATCAACGCCTTCCATAATGCCGTTTACAAAGGCTTCTGGGGCAGATGGATCAGCCACAATGTCAGCGGGGGTAGCAAGGTAAAAGTCATCTTGAACCTCATTGATCCCCTCATTATTTGCTTTGATAGAACCCATACCACGTGAGGACACGCCAAGCTGAACACCGTCAGAAAGCAAACCCCTTGCGACATCGCCCATAGGGGTGGAGGTGATCATGGCCTTCCCGATGAAGTTGTCACCTTGACGTTCCAGCTTGATGATTTTATGGGAGACGCGATCCAAATTAATCGTGGGACCATTTGGGTGCCCTAACTCACCCACGCCTCTACCTTTGGCAATGTAATCACGGTTATAGCGATCAACTTCTTTTTGAAGAGTTTCCACACGGTACATACGACCGTTGCGGTTTTTGATCCCACCTTGCATAAAAATGCCTTCAATGAAGACACTTTTCTTGCCTGTGGATTCATCAATTACTTCTTCAACAATGTTTACGTCTTCGTTGAGTTCTGTGATAAGCTTCATTGGCTTAGTCTTCCAGTTCGATGCCGTACTCTTCTCTCAGTACTTCAAGCGCCAGCGCATCAACATATTCTTTGATGAGCGAGGTAACATCTTCATCTGACAGGCTTTCAAGAATGTTGTTGTAGATATTTTCATATGCTTCTTGAAGCTGCTCTTCAGTGATAACATCACCTTCTTCGATGACTTCTTCGGTTTCCACTTCCGGTTCAGCTTTTTCTTCGACCAGAGGTTTGCGACCATTGGGTGTAAGGAGATAGCGATTATCCATTTTGTCTCTCTTTCTTAGTAGAATGCACAAGCAGTGGCGACAACATCTGAACTGCCATCGTCACTTTCGATTGTATCTGTTGGGTCTTTCATCAAATAGACAAAAGATTCGTCTCCACCAGCAAAAAGCAAAGTGAAGGATGCAATGGTAATACCACCATTAGATTTTTGGGTGATCAAATGGTCTGAGTTGGCGTTAAGATTATTAATACGAACAAGCTTTGCAGACGAAACGTCTGTGGGCGTTGTATTAATTGATACTTGTTCACCAGTGAATTTTATGATATTTGCCATGTTCTACCCTATTTGTTCCATAAAATCTTTGTGGCTTTTAATCGCCAACTTCTTTTTGTTTTTGTTCAACGTAAGAAATGCGTTCGCTTCTTTCGGAAGAACCATGTCTCTGGTTCCATCAAGGAAGGCCACTTGTTTATTGTGGTTTTCCTCAACAATTTCTTCCATCAAACCTATGAAAACGTTGAGCAGGTTGCGCGACATTTTCTTAAGGCTCAACACCCATGAGTGCTGATTAGTTTCTTTCATCCTCGAACTCATCTTCCACTTCGGCTTCGAGAGCATCAAGCTCATCGTTGCCTATTTCATCTTCAAAAAGAGCGTCGAGAATGTCTTCATAACCTTCATTTGTCGAAAGCAGGTTGTTCAGCATTTCCCTTTCAGCGTCATTGGAGGTCTCATAAACACCTTCAATAATCTGTTCAGCCATGTTGTCGTAAAAGGATTCGTCTAAGGCGATTGCATTTTCAGCAAGGCCGGAATAAATTTGTTCAAGCAATTCTGGGTCAAGATCAGCTTCAGTGAGAACCGCTTCAATGTCACTCAATTGAATTACGAAGTTTTCATAAGCGGCTTCTGACTCAGCAGAATCGTAACCGTGTTTTGTTTCTTTGCGTTTTACTGTACCGACACCCTTGAGAGCAGGGTCAATAACATTTGCTTTTACGTTGAGTGGATCGAACACTTGTGTATCGTGTTTGTCCCAAAAGCGTTGTTCGTCTGGCGACCGCGCCACATACTTTTCAACAATGCTTTTTGCTCTATCACTAGCCATCTTTTCGATCCTTATGTTCTTTTTAGACTACGACCGCCGACCGTAAGGCCCTTGGATTGGTCTCTACTTGTTAGGCCGGGAAAACGTCTTTCAACTGAACCTTGCGCTTTACCAGAAGGCAATTTTTTAACTTCACCTTTCTTTGCGCGATAATCATCAATTGCCTTACGGCTATCAGCCGACAGTTCTTCCGTTCCGTTGAACCGAACTGTAGTTGTACTACCACTTTTTGTTTTAACAGTACCATTTGGGTATGTTGTTATTTTTTGCTTTGTGGTTTTCGGTTTGCCAGTTTGACTGTGGTCATCTGTTGTTCTGAAAACAGTTTTTGGTTTAGGTCTTTGTTTCAAAATACCTTCTTCCACACCAGCCGGGTCAGGGTCTTCACCTTCGTCTTCTGTTTCTTCAGTGGCCACATCACCTTGGAATAGCCGTTGAGAAACTTCAGCGCCCTTGGCTTGAAGAATGGGGCCAAGGCGATCATGCATAGCCGCATCGAAAGCTTTGGTGGCATCAATAGGCTTACTGTTGAAAGCAGCATTGATGAAGTCTCTAATATTTTGATCAGACATAATTAAACCCTTTGTTCTTGGTTTCTTTACTGGTATTTATAGTTATTTGTGTTTCTCCGGTGGGTGAAGACACCATCATTCTTCATCGTCTTCTTCACTCAGGTCTTCAACAAACCGCGTCATTTTCTCAACCAAAGCACTCTGTTCCGGTGTAATTTCATCCACCGGAATATCACGAATGTCCATTTCTGACAGGCTTACCCCGTGTTTTACTGTCCTACGGTCTTCTTTTTTTGGCGAGCTATCCCGCTGTGGGCTATCAACCGGGCTTTTGTTTTTTCGCCTGTTTGGTTGTGGTTGTTCTGGTGGTGCTGATTGTGGAGTGGCTTCTTCACCGGGGGGTGGGCCATCGTCTTCTGGACCCACCGCAACAGGAGCAATAGATTGGGACTCTTGTTCAATTTCAGCATCAATTTGTATAATCTCATCATCACTTTGTTTCAAAATATTTCTACGAACGTAAGCATTTGAAAAATATCTTCCCAAGAAATCTTCCGCATCTTTTGCAAGACCAATACGGTCACGGGTGATTTCCATGTTCTTGAGTTCTTCAAAATAGTTGTCAACGGCATAGTCAAATTTGATCTTACGTCTCCACACATCAAAGTCTTTGATGGTACAGACTCCGGTAAGAACAAGTTGGCGCTCAAGAAGCTTCAGGAAAATCTTTGAGAATTTTGCTCTAAGACGAATAATGAATTTTGCAAAAGAAACTTCATCACGTGAAATCTCTGTAGCACGGCCAAGATTGAATTGGGCCTCTGGTTGAAGTCTGGTGATAGGAACGTTAAGAGATTTGTAAAGATCGTTTTGAAAATACACAACGTCTTCAATGTCGCCAAGGTTTTGACCGCCCGGAAGCGTAGTGATTTCAGTACCCCGGCCACCATCTCTACGTGGAAGCCAGAAGTCTTCAAGATACGTCATGAACTTACGGTCATCACGAATTTCACCCGTAGCAGAGTCGTACACGGTACGGTTTTTGAACTTTGTCATTAGGTCACGAAGATATTGTTCGGCCTTGGCTTTCGGAAGACCACCAACATCCACATAGAAAATTCTACGTTCGGGAGCACGTGAAATACGATAAATCACCAATGAGTCTTGCATGGCCCGAAGCTGGTTCAAAGGACGAATGGCTTTGTGCAAATATGACAGGATCATTTTACCCTGTGGGTCAAGATAACCACTTGTAGAGTAAAGGATTGAATCCTTGGCAATCTTCAGACCTTCGATGTTGTCATTGACACCAAGCGAACCAGACTTCTTCAAGAAACCAGCAGGAGAAAAGACATAGTATTCAGCTTTGAGATATTGCATTTGAATGGAATGCTGATTATCAAGCTTTTTCTTCTCCATGACACGTACTTTTTTGATGTGTCTTGGATCAATGTAACGAAGTTCCTTAAGACCGTCTCTTGGGTTTTTTTCATCAATGATGGTGTGATAATAGATACGACCATCCACATACCATCTCTTAAAGAGTTCGTATGCGTCTTCGTGAAAATTAAGAAGGTTTAGGATGTTTTCAAACTCATATTGAACCGAGGAGGTGAAGACTATATTCAGTTCTTATTCGTAGGAATTGTTGCTTGGAGATGGTTTCAAAACACAATTCAAAGAGGATGCCTTTCTATTTATGCTCATAAGAATGTTT